CGCCGGCGCGCGGTCGGTGCCGCTGGAATTTCAGGACGGCGCGTACATCAGGCGCGACGATCTCTTGACGCCGGAGTTGCTGCGCGTCTATGAGCGCCGGTTGTCGGACGGGCGCGGATTCATCGTGAAGATCCGCAAGTGAATCAGCCGCCCTGCGCGGAGGCCGTGCAGGAACCGGATCCCCCGCCGCTCCCGGCGCGCGACATCGGCATCTTCGCGATGTGGCTCGTACTCGCCCTGGTGATCGTCGTCGCCGTCTTCGACATCTGGGCGTTGAAGACGAAGCGGCGCACGATCTCGCAGATGATTCAGCGCCTGTCGCGCGGCTGGGCGTGGTTTCGGTGGATCGGGCTGGCGACGATGGTGTTGCTGACGTGGCACATCTTCTGGGGCTATCCCTGGTGACTTTCCTGCGCGGCGGCGATCTCCATCCTGACGAGCGCGCAGAGTTCCTCATGGCCGACGAGCGCCTCCGCCTTCGATGTGTAACGCCGCTGCTCCTGATCGAGCGGGCCGCCGAAGATCATCGACTCCCAGAGCACTGGCGCGGCATCGTCGTCGGGAAAGAAGTTGTGGTCGAGGCCGAGAAACACGGTCGAGACTTTCGCGGTGCCGATCGTGTCCTGTCGCACGATGCGATTGGCCGTTTCAAACCAGCGCGCCCACGTCAGCAAGTCGGGTTCGACGACGGGTTCGCCGTGGGCATCGAGGATGAATTTCAGTGTCGACATACTGGCCTCCGTTCCGGGCGGATGTGTGGGTCAGCAATCTAGCCGACGCGGGGTCTGCCTGTCCACAGGGTCGTAGTAGTCCAATTCGCGTATGAAGATCTTAGCCGACGGAGAATGCCGTTTTTGCCACGAACACCACGGCGATCAACGCTGCTCGATCGCGCTCGGCAAAGCCGTCGGCCAACTCAAACGGATCGAGACGCTCAAAACGAAGCGCGCCTGGACCTGCCCGCCCATGCCGATGCCCGATCCGATCGTGGCCGAAGTGGAAGGGGTGATCGTCATTCTCCCCCCGGTGCCCGAGGCGATCGTGGATCCCCCGCTCACGGCCGCGGAGGTGAAGCGCGCCGCGATCTTCATGTTGTCCGGGCAGGTCAGAGAGGTCACCGAGGCGATCCTAAAAGTGCGGGCGACGCCCTGGCCAGCGGAGGAGGAGGGCGGCTCGTGAGCGTGATTGGCCCCTTGGGCGGGGAACGGGATTCCAATCACGTGAGTGGAGCGTGAGTGGCGGCGGTCACGATCTGACCGTTTCTGGCCATATTCCGGCCGCGTGTCATTTTTACCGTGTGGCCAGAGAAAATGCCGCAACTGGTGACGAGTCAGCAGGTTGCGCGTGATTTTCGGGGCGATTGTATGGCGTCCCTAACGGGATTCACCCACGGAATCCTTGGGGATTCAGCGCCGATTCCGCGATCGTGCGCCTGACGTAATCGGAATCGGGCCGCTGATCGACTCCGCCGCGGCCCGGACGTCGCTGTCGGCCGCGTGGACGTAGCGCATCACGGACGCCTCGTCCTTCCACCCGCCGAGCTTCATCACCGTCCGCACGCTGGCGCCGTTCTGGAGGGCCCTGGTCGCCCCGGTATGTCGGAGGCCATGGAAGGTCACGCCCTGCACCGCCCGGCCATGCGGGACGCGCGCGAGGGCACACAGGCGCGCGAACTGGCGGATGGCCAGATTCTTCGCGGCGGATTTTCCGTGGCCGTGCTGATGGAAGGCGGGGAACACCCAGTCCGTCGATCGGGTGAGCAGTTGCAGCGCGGCGCGCATCCGCAGCGTGATCGGGACGCTGTCGTGCTTGACCTTGGCATTGAGCGGGACGATCACGCCCTGCGCCAGCCGCACCTGCGCCCATTTCAGATAGACGACGTTCGACAGGCGCATGAGCGTATCGAGGGCGACGATGAGCCAGGCGCGATCCTCGGGGCCGGCGACGTCGAGCAACTGCCGCTCTTCCTCGCGGGTCAGGACGCGCGGTTCGACTTCCTCGACGCGCAGCCGGCGCAGGCCGGTGATCGGGCTCGATGGCAGGTACTTCGGCGCCGCGGCTTTCAGCAGTTGCTTGAGCACGTCGAGCTCGCGGTTGACGGTGCCCGGCGCGACCCGCTTCTTCCGCCACGTCATCCACTCTTTGCACACCGGCTCGGTGACGTCCGCGATCGAGGTGTAGGTGTCGAAGTAGAGTCCGAGCTGCCGGAGGATGGAGCGGACCTTGTCGGCGCCGCGCAGGTGGGCGGCGCCGTTCGTCTCGTACCACGTCGAGAAGGCGGCGTAGGCGATGACCGGGCGCGCGACGGTGAAGCCCGCGCCCGCTTTCACCGCGTCGGCCTTCTTGGTCGCGTAGACCTCGAGCGCCTGGCGCCGCAGTTCCTTGTCCTGCGCCGGCGACCCGCCGTGGACGGGAATGCCGGTGCTCTCCCGGATCGGCGTGCCTTCGACCAGCAGCCAGTAGAACGGGGAATCCTTGCGCGTGTAGATCCCCATGGCTAGGCCGCCCGGTCGAAAATCAGCACCCCGGTAAAGCCGACGAACTGATCGTGGAACACCCGCGGGGTGATCCGGAGCGTGCTGCCACGCAACGCGCCATCGGCCATGCGCCAGTGGATGCGCTCACTGAAGCCCTCCTGCGTCGCCACCGCCTGTTCGAAATCGCGCTGCAGCGCGGCGGTATCAGCGACCTCGAGGTGCTCTCGCCAGTGGCGGCGGAATTCGCGCTGGCCCATGCCGAGCGCGGCCTCGAGCGTGTCCGACACCATGAAGACGATCATCTCCGGCGTCATCAGGAAATGCGGCTGATCGAGATCGGTCACCGGCGGCAGAAAGGTGCGGCGCGTGAACGGGGCCGGGAAGTTGACGGCCAGGCCGAGCGGGGCGAGGATGCCCGGATCCGGCGGCTGGGGCGGGTCAGGCATCAGCGCGCGGATGAAGTCGACCGCATCGTCGGTCCCCTCGGGATGTTGCACGCCGAGGAGGGGCGCGAGCGCGATGATCTCCTGAACGTTCTGGGCCACCTGCGGTGTGAGCTGGGCCTTGACCGGTCGCCGACGCGCGGGGAACGGGAGGACGGGAGGCGCAGGGCGCAACATAGGGACACCACTCATCTTTTCGGCCGGCGTTTTTTGAGTTTGGCGATCTTCTGCCGTTCCGCTTTCTCCAACGCCAGGATGGCTTTCTTGGCATCGGCTTGTTTGTGGGTCAACGCGGTCACGCGCGTGCCCCATTCGATCACCTCCGGATCGACGCTGGCGGCGTCGACCGGGAGGGCGGCGGTGCGTTTGAAGCGGGCAATCATCCGCGTAAAGAGATAGCGATCGTCGGCGGCCAGGGCATCCAGGTCTTTGGCGTGCGCCAGAATGTCGGCGGTGAGATCGTCGCGGCTCCCCTGCGGCGGTTCGCGGGTTTGTAGGACGCCGAGCACCTCCTGTTTCACGTCGAGGTCTGCGTGGTGGAACATCTGCGCGACGTCGAGATCCTTCTCCGTCAGATCCTTGAGCTTCGGATGGTCGGGCTCGACGCGCCGGGTGCCGGTGAGGACTTCGGGCGTCGTCTGGAGCACGGTCGCCAGCTTGGCCACCGTCTTGTCGGTGGGGTTCTGGCTGCCGGATTCGAGCATCCGGAGCGTCATGCGCGTGATCCCCGCCGCCTGACAAAAGGCGGACTTGTTGTCCCCGAAGAGGCGGCTGCGTTCCTGCCTCAACAGGGCGGCAAACTCGGGGATCCGGTCGGGCTGCACCGCCACATTCTTGGGGCGTCGTTGCGGCGGGTCAACTTGAAATCCCGTCAATTTCGTGAGCGGCGCGAGGGTGGCTAATGACATGGCCAAAATGTGTAGCGGAGTATCGCATAGTCCTTGACAAGCGACAACAGACTAGCCATACTGGCGCATCGACTAGCCACTGCGTCTCTCACGGCTGGCCAGAACGATTAGCCATATGGAACTCAAAACGGCCCGACGAATCGCCCGCCTCACGCAACTGGAACTAGCCACGAAAGCTGGGGTCGATGACTCGCTGATCTCCCTGGTCGAGAACGGCAAGCGCGACATCCGGAACATCAGCTACTCGACGGTCGTGCGGATCGCGCGGGCCCTGAACGTCGAGCCGGAAGAGCTGTTCCCGGTCGGCTCGGTCGCCGAAGACGCGAAGGGGGCCGCATGACGCTCGAGACCTTCGACTTCAAAGGCCCGCTCTTCCGCACCGACGAAGCGGCGGCCTATCTCCAATACCGCGGCAAGCACCGGCTGCGCAGTCTCTATCGCTTCCTCGCCAAGCAGGGCATCCCGACGATGCGCCGGTCGCAGCGCGCCGTGCTGATCCGGAAAGTCGATCTCGACCGGGCCATCAACCTCCCTGGTGCCCGCAGTCCCCAAAGGAAATCCGCATGAGCCCGACTACCTATTTCGTGACGCTGCGCCTCCACGCGACCGGCACGGATATCACGCCGGAATTCGACTCGGCGATCGGGCGGGCGTTGTTCATCATCAGCACGTCGCTGTATGCGGACGTCGTCGCGATGGGCGAGAAGTGAGCGCGCGTATCGCCGGCCTGCTCGTCGTCCTCGCGCTCGGGCTCGCCTTGCCCGCTGCCGCGCAGACACCGCTCGGCCTCGCCCCCGCCCTCACGCTCAGCGTCGGCAGTGCGATCGATCTCGGCACCTCCTTATCCTCAATTCACTCTGGGCTCGGGCAGGAGGGGAATCCCTTCCTCGCGCACGTCGGGACGCCGGGGTTGATTGCCTGGAAGGTCGGCGCGACGGCCGGGTTGATCGTCGTCTGTCAGCGGCTCGCCGGGGCCGGACATCCGAAGATCGGGAAGGTGTTGGCGTATGGGGTCGGGATCGGGTTGGCCGGGCTCGGGATGCGGAATGCGCAGGTGGGGAAGCCATGAGTGACGAGTTGATCACCAACCGGAGAGCGGCGTTCATCAACGGCCTTCGTCAATTCGCGGCGTTCTTGGAAGAGCATCCGGAGTTGCCGTGTCCTGGCCAAGAAAATCATCTAGTGCCAGCCGGAGACAAGGCGGGGCTACTGGCCATCATGCGCGCGGCCCCGGGCGTGCGCTGGCACAAAGATTTCAACGGGGGCAATTATTTTTCCGTCACGACGACGTTCGACGGCGGGCATGTCTACGACGTGTACGTCGAGCGCGGCCAGGTGTGTCGCAAGGTCGTGACCGGCCGGCGGATTGAACCGGCGAAGCCTGAACACGAGGTCGAGGAGTTCGTGTGGGAGTGCGCGGAACCGCTCCTGGCAGGTGGTCAATGAGCGCGCACGTGGTGGACGATGCCGTGCGGGAACTGGCCCGACTGCGAGCGGTGAATGCGGAGTTGCTGGCGGGTGGATGAAATGGAAGGGGATATGACCACCGACGCGCCGATCACCGACGACGACATCGTGCGGGCGATGGAGATCTTCGGCGGGTCGTTCGTCGTGACGCTCGGCAAGCTCTGGCATCGGGCGGACGCTGTGAACCGGGCACGCATCAAAGCGACGTGGCCGGACGTGTGGGAACACTACGCCGAGGTGGCGGAGATGAAACGGCAGAAGGAGCCGGTCTCGTGACGTTCCTCTTCTGGCTCGGCGTCGCGATCGTCTGCGTGATCCTCGGCATGATCTTCCTCCTGCGCACCCCGCAACAGCCGGTGATCCGGCACGACGACGACGCGATCCGCCGCGCGCAGCTCGACACGGCGCGTCGGCTGGGGAAATCCCCGTCCGTGATTCGGCCGCGCGCCCGGAATGGACGGTTGCCATGAGCCGCTTCGACTCCGACGTGGATTACTTTGAGGCGGGCAACCCCGTGCCCCGCCCGAACGCGACCTGTCCCCGCTGCGGCGACGACTTCCTGAAAGGCCGCGACGACATCGGCGACCTCTGCGACCGCTGCTGCGCGGATCGGGACGCCGCGATCGAAACTCCGAACCCCGTGAAAAGGATTGCATGACTACCTCCGAATCGATCGCCGAGATCGCCGACGCGCTCGCCAAAGCGCAGGGCGAAATGGAAGGGGCGCTGAAGAGCGCGTCCAACCCGTTCTTCAAGAGCAAGTATCCCGACCTCGCGTCGGTGCGCGAGGCCTGCGTGCCCTACCTGAGCAAATACAGCCTCGCGGTGTTGCAGTCGCCGACGGCCGACGGGGCCAAGGTGTCGGTCGAGACGCTGCTGATGCACGCCTCCGGGCAGTGGGTGAAAGACACGCTAACTGTCACCGCAAAGGATGACTCGCCGCAGGCCGTGGGCTCGGCGATTACGTACTTGCGCCGCTATGCCCTGCAGGCCTTCGCGGGCGTGGCGCCGGAAGACGACGATGCGGAAGCGGCGCAGGGCCGGTCGAGCGCGTCACGCACCCTCGCCGTGCCGTCCGTCCCAGCGGGCTACGAGGCCTTTGTCGCCGACCTGCAGAAAGCCGTGGCGCTGGGGATCGAGCCGCTCAAAGAAAAGTGGAAGCTCGCCTCGAGCGACTATCGCCACCACCTGACGCAGACCGACGCGAAACGCTGGGAGGGGATGAAGGCCGCGGCGCAGGCCGTGACCGACCTCGCCACCGCCAAGGGGCGCAGCGCGATGAAGGTGTCGGCGTGATCGTCCACACCATGCCCCAGCGGTCGAGCGAGTGGTTCGCGGTCCGGCTCGGCAAGCTCACCGCCAGCCGGGCGGGCGACATGCTCGCGCAGATCAAGACCGGGGAAGCGGCGGCGCGCCGCGACCTGCGCCTGCAACTGGTCTGCGAACGCCTGACCGGCCAGTCCCAGGACGACGTCTTCGTGACCGACGCCATGCAGCGGGGGATCGACAAGGAAGGCGAGGCGTTCGCCGCTTATGAAGCGTTGACGGGCGAGCTGGCGCATACGGTCGGCTTTCTGGCGCACGACACGATTCAGGCGGGCTGTTCCCCGGACGGGGTGATCGGCGACTTCGCGGGCCTCCTCGAATGCAAGTGCCCGAAGTCCTCGACGCATCTCAAGTATCTGCGCGGCGGGAAAGTGCCGCCCGACTACCTGCCGCAGTTGACGCATGCGCTGTGGGTGACCGGCGCGCCGTGGATCGACTTCGTGTCCTTCGACGACCGCTTCCCCGACCCGCTGCGCCTCTTCCAGGTGCGTGTCCTGCGCGGGCAGGTGGACCTGCTCGGCTACGAGCTGGCGGCGACGCTCTTCCTCTCGGAAGTCGATCGCGAGGTGGCGGAGTTGACCGAGCGCGCGGAACGGGCGGTGGCGTGATGCCGGAATTTACCCGCGACCCGGACGAATTAGGCGCGCTCTGGGAAAAGACCGGCGCGAAGGGCGCGTATATGACCGGCACGATCAACGGCGTCGGCGTGGTCGTGTTCCGGACCAAGTTCGATCCTGGCGGGAAGGCGCCACAGTGGCGCGTGCTGAAAGCCCGGCCGAAAGCCGAGCCCGCCCATGTCGCGGACGAAGACTTCATCGTCTGACCATGACGCCGATCTTTCGCGGCACCGTCGATGACTCCGGCACGCTGCAGTTCGCGCAGGCGGTGCGCGGCTTGCTCGTCGCGCATCTCTCCAAGTTGCGCGGCAAGCCGATCGAGTTGACCGTGCGGCGCTTCCGCCAGCAGCGGACCGACCGGCAGGGGCGCTACTACTTCGGCGTCGTCGTGCCGTTGATTGCCGAGCACTGCGGCTATCCGAAAGACGAGATGCACGAGCTGCTGGCGATGCGCTTCCTGCGCCTGGACGATGACCCGGTGACCGGCTCGCCGCGGCGCCGGCACACGCCGGACACCGACACGACGGAGTTTGCGACCTACGTCGATCAGTGCATTCAGTTCGCCGCCGAGCTCGACGTGTATATCCCCGATCCGCGTGAGGTCGCCGCCTGATGGGCGCGCTCGATCGGCTCCCGACGTTGGCGCAGGTGGCCGCCAGTCGCGTCGGCAAGCCGATCGGCAAAGGCGTCTCCCGCCTCGACGCGGCGACGGCTGAGGACAAGGACGACGACAAGAAGCTCCGCCGATGGGCGGCCGAGGTCAAAGCGCGCGACGGCGGCATCTGTCGCGTCTGCGGCGTGCAGACGATCGCGACCTGCGAGCTCGACGAGCGGCGCGGGGAAAACCACCACATCGTGTCGCGCACCAATCCCGTCACCCGCTACGACCGGCGCAACGGACTGCATCTGTGTGGCCGCTGTCACCGGCGGTTCAAAGCGCGGACGCTGTTTGTCGTCCCTCGTCTCTCGCAGATGTTCAAGGCGGGGCGCGGCCTCAGCGCCAAGTGGTATCTCAACGCGGATCTCCCGCTCCGCTTCACGGAGGACTGTCCCACATGACGATGACAACGTTGCCGGATCTGGAACTGGTCAGCGCGAAAGCCCACGACGCGTGGATGGCCGGCAAGGCCAAGCAGGGGATCGCGAGCCGGAAGGCCGAAGATGGCGAAGAGTTGATGGTGCCCTACGCCCAGCTCTCCGAGAAGGCGAAGGAGTTGGACCGGGGCATGGTGCGCTCGGTGTATGCCGCGATCGAGGCGGCCTGGCGATCGTGATCGGCGTCCTCCTCGGCTTGTCCGTGTGGGCGCTGATCTGGGGGATCGGCTGGTGGCATTTCGCCAAGCAGCGCGCGGCGGATCTGGGATCGATCAGTCCCCGGTGGTTAGACGAACAGACACGGAACCGACGGTAGAGCGACGGACGAGGAAGAGAAGTCTTATGCGCGATCTCGGCGGGATGAATGGATCTGAAGCCTGAAGACCTCGCGTCGGAGAGTGTGGTGTCGCCACCATCCGCAAGAACGAAGAAGCGCCGCGTATCGGCAGAGCAAGCGGCGATCTATCTCCGCACGCACGCGGACGTGTTGATGCGGATGCCCGCAAGCGAGCAGATGATCGGCGCCCGCGATTCGGTGTTGTTTGCGGCACTGAATCAAATTGCCGATGCGCTGGATGAGTTGCGTCAACGCGCGGAGAAACGCTGATGCCGTCCTCTCCCCGGAACGACGACTGACATGGGGACGAGTCGCCGTGCGCTCGTGAGTGTGCAACTGTCGCCGAGTGAGCGAGTCGTCGTCCATGACGCGGCACGACGCGCCCGTCTCACCGTGAGCAATTACCTGCGGCGGTGCATCAACATCGCGTTGGCGGACGAAGCGGATGGGCGCGTGGTGGAAGAGAAGCCAACCGGGCGACCCCCGATCCTCTTCACGCCCGCGCACGTCGCGCGGATGCGCTACTTCCGTGATTGTGGGTTGACGATCCGGCAGATCGCTCAGCGGATGGACTGCTCGACCGGGTTGGTCTGCAAACGGATGCGCGAAACGATCCGTCAGCAGGAGGCGCGATGAGCGACTGGCGGCTGAAGATTCTCGTTGAGGAAGACGAGGACGCGTTTCCCGTGACGGATCGGTTCACGGTATGGCTCGCGCCGTCAGGTGACCGACGCGTGCAGCATCGCCTCGGCATCGGCGCGGGCGAGACGCGGGCGGACGCGATCGAAGACGCGAGAGTTGAACTGCAAGGCGCGTTGACACTGCTGGAACCGTCGATCGTTCTTGAGGCTGATGACGCGGTCGGCACCGTCGATGCGAGGTCTTCGACGTGAATGCCGTTCACCACCGCCGAGATCGCGCCTGAAGAAGTTGATCGTCGTTCTCCCCACGGCCTCCAGTACGCACTTCCGCGTATGGGATGAGGAGGCTTTCCTGCACCAGTGAGAAGGGAAGGGTCCCATGAGTCTGAGACAACGCCAGGACAGCCAGACGGAAAACCAGAACCCGCAGTTCACCAACCAGCAGCCCGCGCAGAAACGCAAACGCGCCTCGTGGGCGCCGCCCTACCAGACCCCCATTCACGGGGTCGTAGACGGCGAACCCGTGCGCATCCTCCAGATCGGGGACATGCCGGGGAAGAGTCCGGTCTATCTCTGCGTCGATGAACAGGGCTTCAGCGCGCCGGTGAGACTCTCCGACGTGCAGATCACCGACGGCGCCTTCCTGCCGCTGCAGGGGATGGCGCGCGGGCGGACGCGGACGCAGCAGCAGTAGCGACATCCAGGGTGATCACCCAAGGGAGCACCTGAGAGCGGGGGCGGGGCCGGCCCGTTGGATACCACCGGCCCCAAGTGAAAAGGATCGCGATGATGCCGTCATCCGCAAGAACGACGAAGTATGTCGAGCACACGCACTGTATGCGCTGCGGGAAGCGTGTGTCCGGCGTCGATCCCGAACTCGGGTTGGTCGTGCGCGCGTGGGTGGAATGCCCGGAATGTCTCGAACAGGTGACTGACGGGCACGAGTCGTTCGCAGAATGGCTGGTGCGGCAGGTCGCCGCCGCGAAAGCGCAATACGAGAGCACGACGACGAAGGGCCGCAAGCGCCGGTACTGGGACGCGTTCATCCTGATGTCGGGCGTGCAGGCCGAATACGCGCGGCGGACGCGATGAGTTTTCATGTGCCGGAAGCCGCGCGCGATACGACGCACCCGCAGCTCGGGAGCACGGCGGCCGACGGCAACAACGGCGCGTTTCTAATCGACTCGCCGGAGCCGGGCTGGAAACTGGCGCTCATCTGTTCGGACGGCACGGCCGATCCGAGTCTCCCGGCGTGGGAACACGTCAGCGTCCATGCCTTTCGCGGCGCGGGCTTCGGCACGGCGCGCAAGATGCGCACGCCGTCGTGGAAGGAAATGTGCTTCGTCAAGGATCTGTGCTGGGACGGCGAGGATGTCGTGATGCAGTTGCATCCGAAGAAATCCGAGTACGTGAATAACCACCCGCACGTCCTGCACCTGTGGCGGCCAGTGGAGGCGACCATCCCGACACCGCCGTCGATCTTCGTCGGCGTTCTTGAGGATGACCCGAAGGGGCAAGGGTAACAAACGCGTGGCCTCTGAGCTCGCACCACCCGTGCGGTCGTAGCGCGACAGATCGTCGTCGTTCGTAATCGTTTCTTCAGGTTGCGCGATCTTTCCACGCCCGTCGCGCAGGCTGTGCAGGTCTAGACGTGGACACCAAGCGATCGGTGGTGTCGGTATGGCGTGGAGCGAGCACTCCCCCGCGTTTCGGTTTTATCCGAAAGACTTTCTGACCTCGATCGGCCAGGCGTCGATGTCGTGCGCCGAAGCGGGCGCCTATATCCGGCTGCTGTGCCACTGCTGGCTCGAGGGCGAGATCCCCGACGACCCGGTCGCCTGCGCGCGGCTGGCGGGCACGACCGTGATCCAGATGCGAAAAATGTGGCCGGTCCTCGCCGCACGCTTTCAACCCGAAAACGGGATTCTCCGTCATCGGCGCTTAGACTTGGAACGCAAAAAGCAAGAGACCTATCGCGCACTTCAACAAATTAAAGGAAAAGCGGGGGCGCGCAAAAAGTGGCGTAAATCAGACACTTCCGATAGCCGCGGCCATGACGCGGCCATCCCTCCGGCTCTAGCCGACGGGCAGCCGGATGATGGCTCTTCGTTTTCGTCTTCGTTTCCGTCTTCGTTTTCGTCTTCGTTTCCGTTACCCACTTCTTCCGAAGAAGAAGAGTCGGGTGCTACGCACCCTCCCCCGCGTGTGTCGCCGGCGCGCGTCGCCGCGGCGCTCGATCAGGCGCAGACCAACGGCCACGCTGTCGCCGCTACGCGCCAGAAGATGCGGACCACGCTCGGCGTCCTCCAGGCGGGCTTCGACGAATTCTGGGCGCACTGGCCGCGGCACGTCGATAAGCACGCGGCCGAGAACGCGTGGCGCAAGCTCAAGCCGACGGTGACGTTGACCGACCTCATCGTCCAGGCGGTCGATGCGCAGAAAGCCTCATCCGAGTGGCTGCGCGACGGCGGGCGGTTCATTCCGTATCCGGCGACGTGGCTCAACGGGCATCGGTGGGACGACGAGCTCCGCGGCCCGCCGTCGCTCGCGATCTCCGAGCAGAGCCAGCAGAACGTGGAAGCCGGGCGGCGCGTGGTGGCGCGGTTGCAGCAGCAGGGGAGGCCGACATGACGGCGCAGGACGTCCAGCCCTTCATCGAAAAACTGACGGTCGTCGGCGAGCTCTTCGACGCGAAGTTGTCCGAGGCCAAACTCACGCTCTACTTCGACGCGTTGCAGGATCTGCCGTTGTGGGTCGTGCTCGACGGGCTCGACGCCGCGGTGCGGCAGTGCCGGTTCATGCCGAAGCCGGTCGAGATCCGCCAGCTCGCGGTGGGCACGCCGGAAGACGAGGCCGAGGCCGCGTGGGTCAATTTCAAGGACATGATGCGGACGGTCGGCGCCTATCGCACGCCGCGGTTCGACGCGGTCGTCGCGCTCGCGATAGCCGACACCTTCGGCACCTGGCCGGCGGCGTGTGCGGCCGACCTCAGCCCGGAGATGTGGGCGTCGAAGCGCAAGGAATTTCTCCGCGCCTTTGTGCGCCATCAACGCACCGACGCGCCCCCGGCGTGCAAGCGGCTCGCAGGCGTCTTCGACCTCGAGCGCGGACTGCCGCCAGTGCTCGAGGATCTGCCGCCGGCACAGCTCGAGGCGCTCCAGCGTGGCTAAGCGGACCCTGACGTGCTTCTGCTGCGGGACGACCTATCCGCAGGGAGGGTTCACCTGCTGCGCCCCACCGAACGGCATGCCGTCGCACAAGTGGCTGGCGTTGACCTGTCCGATGGCGCCGCACGGCTGCGGGAAGTGCGCGCAGCACTGCCAGTGTCCGTCGAAAGCCGAGCGGCTGGGCCGCGGCCCGCTCGCGACACTGGCGCAGGCGTGGCTCGAGGAAGCGAAGGCGCGGCAACTGGAGCAGGCCGGCTGATGCGCCGCATGGGCTGGAATCTCCGGCGGGATCGATCGGAACGCCCGATCGTCCAGGCGCTGCGCCACGCCGGCGCGAAAGTGATCCTGCTCGACAAGTTCGACATGCTGGTGCTGTATCGGGATCGGTTGACCATGCTCGACGCGAAAACGGGGAAAGGGAAGGCCACGGCGGCCCAGGACGCGTTGATCGCGGAGGGGTGGCCACTCCGGTATGTCGCGGATGTGGACGCGGCCCTGCAGGCGATTGGGGCGGTCCGGTGAGCGTCTACTACAACGAGATCGATCCGTTCGCCGCGGCGTGGCTCAGAGAGTTGATGAAGGCAGGGCAGATCCCCGATGGCGAAGTTGATACTCGGTCAATCGAACTTGTTCGACCCGATGACCTCCGCGGCTTCGGGCAGTGCCACTTCTTCGCCGGCATCGGGGGGTGGTCGTACGCTCTTCGACTCGCCGGATGGTCCGACGATCGCCCCGTCTGGACCGGCTCTTGTCCCTGTCAGCCGTTCTCGAGCGCCGGCGCCCAAGCTGGCGGCCACGATCCGCGCGACCTTTGGCCTGTCTGGTTCCAGCTCCTCCGCGAGTGCCGCCCTCGCGTCGTCTTTGGTGAACAAGTTGAAGGCGCGGTTGCCCACGGATGGTTCGATCGTCTTTGCGATGACGTGGAGTCGGAAGACTACGCCGTCGGGGCGTGTAATCTCCCAGCTGCGGGCGTCGGCGCGTACCACAAGCGGCAGCGCATATGGTTCGTGGCCGACACCGATGGTCAACGACGAACTCGGGAGCGACTACTGTTACGGCCCGAAGAGGCCGAACGGCACGAGGGCGCGGTTTCAGAAGCTGCCCGGCGCGGCGAAGTTGGCGGGGTGGCAGACACCGCGGGGCGAAATCAGCGGCGACACGGCGGCGAGTCACGAGACGCGGCAAGTGCGCGTCGTGGCGAAACATGGCCGGCGGATGGGCACGCCGTTGGAAGTGCAGGCGATGTGGGTTTCTGGACGGCCTGCGACTGGCTCCCCTGTCGCGACGGGAAAGCCCGTCCAGTTGAACCCGGCACATTCCCGTTGGTTGATGGGGATCCCGTCAATCTGGGACGCCTGCGCGGGTATGGCAACGCCATCGTCCCGCAAGTCGCGCAGGTCTTCATCGAAGCCTACATGAGCCTGGCGCACGGCGACGAGGTCGGGCGAGTCGATGCGAGGTCTTCATGGTGAATGCGGTTCATCAACGCCGAGATCGCGTCAAGGACGTCTCGTGCTCCTGACGCTCTCCCTCGACGAGCTGGATCAGATCGTCCCCAGAAAGAAGAACGTCTTTAGGCGCGCTGCGACCGTATGAATACCGTGCAGAGTGAGACCACGCGTTTGTCGCCCCGACCCTGTCACCGGGCGCGCCGGAACGGCCGATGCTGATTCGCGCCGATGCGCGGGCGCTCCCGTTGGGCGCGAACTGCGTCCAGTGCGTCGTGACAAGCCCGCCCTACTTCGGGTTGCGGGACTATGGGAACACGTCACAAATCGGGCTGGAGGGCACGCCCGACGCCTACGTCGCCAGTCTGGTGCAGGTGTTCAGGGAAGTGCGGCGCGTGTTGAAGGACGACGGGATCGTGTGGCTGAACTTGGGGGATAGCTACGGAAGCGGAGAGATCGGCCGCCATGATCGCGGCCGTCCAGAGAAGGATCGCGGATGGGCTGAGTACGACTACGGTCACGAAGGACGCCAGCACCTGCGCATCGCCTCTAACGTGAAGCCAAAAGACCTCCTCGGCATCCCGTGGCGCGTTGCCTTCGCCTTGCAAGCCGATGGTTGGTACCTCCGCTCGGACATCATCTGGGCGAAACCCAACCCGATGCCCGAGAGCGTGACCGACCGGCCGACGAAGGCGCATGAATACCTGTTCCTGCTGGCAAAGTCGGAACGGTACTACTACGACCAAGACGCGATCCGAGAAGCGCACGCGCCAGAATCACTGGCACGCTACGAGTACGGCTTGAATGTGTCTGCGCCTGCGGATGGCTACATCAACGCAGGGGCGGCGAACAAGCGAGCCATCGGGCATTGCGTGAAGATGGCCGACAACATCAACGCGCTCGGCCGCAACAAGCGCAGCGTCTGGACGATCCCGACCATGCCCTATGCCGGCGCCCACTTCGCCACGATGCCGGAAGCGTTGGTGGAACCGTGCATCTTGGCCGGGTGTCCGCTCGGCGGGCTGGTGCTCGATCCGTTCCTCGGCTCAGGCACGGTCGGGGCGGTGGCCGAACGGCTCGGGCGACGGTGGGTGGGCACGGACTTGAGTTATCAGCCGTTGGCGCAGAAGCGGACCCAGCAACGCGGGATCCGGTTCGATGTCGCGTAGGGTCGGACACGCCGATGCGAGGTCTTCATGGGCGTAGCGGGTCACCCCGTCGAGATCGCGTCAAAGTCTTCTCCGACCTCGCGTCGGAAGGTGGGGTCATGCCGACCGCCTCAAGAACGGAGAACGTCAGAGATCCGCGGATAGAGGTCGGGTGCGTGGTGCAGATTAACCCTGAACACCACGACGTGTTCGGCGCTTGCTTTCTCAGCGCGCCGGCGGCTGGGACGATACGAAGATGACGGCGTTTGTCCGCGGGCTGGCCGAGTATCCCGGCGAATAAGGCGCATACTGGATTACACCAATGCCTAAGGAAAATGCGGATCGCCCACCGGCGGGCAACGCGGCGTTGAAAGCCGAGCGCCACGCGCCCCGCGGTCCGCTCATCCGCCGCGATGACCCCATGGACCCGTCCCACCCCATGGACCGCCCGCGCTGCACGGCGACCAACCGGCAGGGCCGGCGCTGCGGCAAGGAACCGATCCGCGGCGGCACGGTCTGCCGCATGCACGGCGGCGCCGCCCCGCAGGTGCAGCAGAAAGCCCTTGACCGCCTCGTCGCCCTGCAGCATCCCGCCATCGACCGCCTGACCAAACTCATCGACCAGGACCAGTTCCCCACCGTCGCCTATGCCGCCTCGCGCGATGTCCTCGACCGCACGCTGGGCAAAGCCCCCGAATCGCAGACCGTGCAGCATACCGGCGCCATCCGCCTGATCCATGAACTCGGCGACTGACGTTCAGATCCCGTATAAGCCGCGGCCCCTGCAGCGCGAGGTCGGGCGCTTGGTCCGCACGAAACGCTTCGGCGTGCTCGTCTGTCATCGCCGTTTCGGCAAAACCGTGCTCGGCGTCAACATGAACCAGCAGACGGCGACCATGTGCGCGCTCGAGCGGCCGCGCTGCGCCTACATCGGCCCGACCTACACCCAGGGCAAAACCACCTGCTGGGATTACATGCAGCACTACGCGCGGCCGATCCCCGGCGTGAGCTTCAACCAGAGCGAGCTGCGCGTCGATTACCCGAACGGCGGGCAGTGCCGCATCTTCGGCGCGGACAACCCCGACGCGCTGCGCGGCATGTATCTCGACCGCGCGACGCTCGACGAATACGGCCTCCACCAGGCGAAGACCTTCAGCGAGGTCATCGGCCCGACCTTGGTCGATCGCGGCGGCAGCGCGCTCTTCCTCGGCACGCCCAACGGGAAAAATCAGTTCTACGACATCGCGCAGCACGCCAAGGGGGAACAGGCCAAGGGGAACCCGGAGTGGTTCTACGTCGAATACAAGGCGTCGGCGACCGGCCTGCTCGACGCCGGCTATCTCGCCTCAGCCCGCGCCGTGATGACGCCGGACGAGTATGCGCAGGAATTCGAGTGCAGCTTCGAGGCGAGTGTCAAAGGCGCCATCTACGCCAAGGAACTGGAAGCGGCGCGCGAGACGCACCGGATTGGCGCCGTGCCGTATGACCCGAGCCTGCCCGTGGATACCGACTGGGACCTCGGGATCGGCGATGCGATGGCGGTGTGGTTCAGCCAGACGGCGCGCGGCTCGAGCCAGGTGCGCCTGATCGACTACTACGAAGCGAGCGGCGAAGGCTTTCCGCACTACGCGGCCGTCCTGCAGCAGAAGGGCTACGTCTACGGCCAGCACTGGGCGCCGCATGACATCGCGGTGCGCGAGCTCGGGAGCGGCAAGTCGCGGCTGGAGGTGGCGGCCGGGTTCGGCCTCAAGTTTCAGGTGACGCCGCGCATCCACGCCCAGACGGGGCAGGAAGTCGAGGAAGGGATCCACGCCGTGCGGATGCTGCTGCCGCGCTGCTGGTTCGACGCGGGCAAGTGTCAGGCGGGGATCGAAGCCCTGATGCACTACCGGCGGGACTACAACGAGCGGTTGCACGAATTCAAGGCGACGCCGGTGCACGACTGGGCCAGTCACGGGGCGGACGGGTTTCGCGGGTTGGCGGTGCGGCATCAGGTGCCGGTCGAGCCGAAGCGGAAGGGCTGGGCGCCGGTGCCGACCCACTACACCAGCTAGCCGCAGAGTCCGTCGCGCGTCAAAGCGGTGTTCTTTCTGAAGCCCGCGAAATACCCCAGCACTTCGTGTCGTAAAGTGCTACGCTCTGACTGCGCGTGGACGCCCTCCTCTGTCCAGCCTGCGACACGACCACCGTCCCCGCCGCCCTGATCGGCCCGGTGGCGGTCTGCGGGACGTGCGGCACGACGATCTACACCCCTGAATCCGGCGACCCCATCCGCGCGACGGCCGAGCATATCGACGCCCTCGACGGCCAGGACCTGGCGACGCTCAGACGGGCACGCGCGGCCATCACGCGCACGGAACGGCGGCAGCGATGAGTCTCCTATTCGTCGCGATCTGGGGCGCGGCCGGGTGGCTCGCCGTCGTCGGCTTGGTGCTGTATTACGAGCGGCCACGATGAGTCAGTCCACGGTCAAGGCGCTGCGGCGGGACTTGCGGCGCACCATCGGCGTCGAGGCGCTCGACACGCTCGGCGAGACGCAAGCCAACATCGCCAGGGTCGCCAACAGCGTCGGCCTCGCGCATCAGCGGCTCGACCAGCTGGAGCGAGGCGTCTATGACCCGCCGCGCGACGTGTGGGTCAGTCCGGCGGATCAGGTCACCGCGCTGCGCCAGTTCAACGAGTGGGGACGGCTCACGGACGGGCAACTTGCCGGGATCGTGCAACAAGTCGCCGGACTGGCGCAGGAGCACACCATGTTGCGCGAGGCTTACATCGCTCACGAGCGCGCCTGCCTGACCTTCCTCGGCCGCGTCCGCTGGCTGTTCAGGGGCCGCCGCTGATGGCGAAACGCGGCCGCCCCACCGAGTCCCGCCACGGCCGGGTCAAACTGTCCAAAGCCCACGAAGCCCTGCTCGACCTCGCCAAAGACCGCTTTACCCAAGCCCAGGACGCGACCAACGCGCAGCGCCAGCGCGAGCTCGAGGACTTGCGTTTCTACGCCGGCGACCAGTGGAGCGACGACGCCCAGCAAGCCCGCCGCGGCCAGAATGCCACCGGCGGGATGCCGCCGATTCCGGCGCGCCCCTGTTACGTCGTCAACAAGCTGCGCGAACCGGTGCGGCAGGTGCTGAATCAGGAACGGCAAAGCGACATGGGGATCGAGCTGGTCCCTGCCGACGATTTCGAGCAACTGGTCGGGCCGCTCGACGACACGGAGATCGAACTGCGCGAAGGGCTGGCGCGCCGCATTCAGCGCAGCAGCGAAGCGGCCGACGCGCGCACCTGGGCCTTCACCCGTTCGACCATTGCCGGGACCGGCTACTACGCGGTGCTCGTGCGCTTCCTCCCCGGCAAATCGTGGGACAAGGAAGTCTATCTGCACCGGATCTACAACCAGGCGAGTGTCAGTCTCGACCCGGCGCACGAACAGCCCGACGGCTCGGATGCGGAGTGGGGCTTCATCGGCACCGACATGGCGTGGGCGCAGTACAAAGCGGAATTCCCCACCGTGGCCGGCAAGGCGAATCAGCTCTGTTCGTGCGACGACGAAGACTTCCGCGCGCTCGGCGACGAGTATCCCGACTGGTTCACGACCAAGGAAAAGACCAAGTCCTGCCGCGTCGTCCAGTACTGGTATACCGAGCGCACCATCCGCACGCTGCTCCTCATGAAAGACGGCTCGAGCGGCTGGGAGGACGAGCTGAAAGCGGGCACGCCCGAGGACGCGATCGTGGATAAGCGCGAGGTCATCCAGAAAACCATCAAGGTCTGCAAACTCGACGGCGCGCAGATTCTCGAGGAGACCGACTGGGAAGGCCCGGACCTGCCGATCGTGAAAGTCCTCGGCGAAGAATTGCAGCCCTACGACCAGGAGCGGCGCGCCGAAGGGATGGTCCGCCCCGGCCGGCACAGTCAGGAAGCCTTCAACGCGCTGGTCAGTAAAGGGGTGGAAACGATCGGCCTCTCGCCGATTCCGCCGTGGCAGGTCACGCCGGAGCAGGTCGAAGGGTTCGAGCAGTGGTATCAACAGTCGAATACCCGCGCGCTCCCCTATTTGCCTTACAACAACCTCTCGGTGAATGGGCAACCGCTCGAGCGCCCGACGCGCACGCCGACCGGGACCGACGTCGGCGCCATCTTCGGCGCGATCGAGATGTTCGACCAGGCGATCCAGTCGACGACCGGGGTGCCCGAATCGCGGGTCGGGCGCAACACGGACGCGAAACTCAAAAGCGGTAAGGCCCTCCAGGAACTGCGGCAGTCGAGCGAGCAGGGGACGAGTAACTTCCTCGACAACCTGCGACGCTCGATCCGCTACGAGGGGCAGATCCTCAACAATCTGCTGTATCCGATTTACGGCAAGACGCCGGGGCGTCTCGTGCGGATCATGAGCGGCGAAGGGGACGCGCAGACGGTGCGGATCGGCCCCGCGCCCAATGCCGGGGGCGCCGAGCAGCAGCCGCCGTCCCAACTGCCGCCGATGCCGCCCGCCCTCGGGATGCCGGGCATGCCGCCGCCCAGTGGCGGGATTCCGCCGTCCGGCCCGCCGCCAGGGATGCCACCGATGCCCGGCCAGCCGCCGCCGATGCCGGGGATGCCGGGGATGCCGGGCCAACCGCCCGCGCCGAAGAAGGTCAAGCAGTACACGCTGACCCCGGACGCCAATTTCAACGTCATCGTGAAAGTGACGCGCGGCTACGACTCGCGCCGCGAACAGGAAGCCTCGATCATCGGGGATCTCTTGAGCGTCAGTCCGGTCCTGATGACGTGGTTCGGGGATCTCTTCTTCAAGCACCAGGACGGCCCCGGCCATCAGGAAATGGCCGAGCGCGCGAAAGTCATGCTGGCGCCGCCGATCCAGCAGATGCTGCAGGCGAAAGACCAGGGCGCGGATTTGCCGCCGGAGGTGACGCAGCAACTGGCGCAGATGAAGGGGCAGATCCAGCAGGCCGAGCAGGCCATGCAGGCGATGCAGCAGGAACTGGCGACGAAAAAAGCCGAGAACGACACCAAGCTGCAGATCGCGGCGGGCGATGCGCACACCAAGGTGCAGATCGCGCAGGCGGAACTGGCGAGCAAGGAACGCACGGCGGCGGCGGACCGCGAGACCAAGCTCGCCGTCGCCGAGCTGGGCGCGAAGATGGACCGCATGCAGCTCTTCCTCGACGAACGGGCACGGGTCGGACTGCAACAGCAGGATGCGCAGCAGGCGGACTTGGAACGCCAGCACGCGGCACAGATCGCCACGGCCGGCCAGCAGCACGAAGCTGGCATGGCGGCGGCCGACGGGGCGCAGAGTGCGGACGATGCCGAGGCGCAGCGGCAGCATGATGCCGCGATGGCGCAGCTGGGGCATCAGCAGAGTCTCGAGCAGCAGCAGCAGGCCGCGGCGCTGCAACCGCCGCCGGTGGAGCCGGGAGCAGGCGCGTGATGTTCCGATGGTGGCTGTGGCGGCTGACATCGCGGCTGCGACACGGCCGCCAATGCCGCGACTGTGACCGGCGCGTGATCTGCCACATCATCAAGGCCGGGAGTCGCCCGTGCGATCGGGGCTACGGAACGGGGTGACGGCATGAACGTCCGCGTCACGCGCGTCGAGACGCCGCACCGGGCGACCCTCTACAGCGCCCGCGTGGTGGAATTCGATCACGGGCAGATGACGATCGTGCAGAGCGACGGCGAAGAAACCTTCTTCGATGTCACCGATGCGAAAGTCGAGATCGACACCGAGTCGGGCGGGGATGAGGCGGCATGAGCGACGAGACGGACGACGACGATCAGGCGCGCTGCGACGAGGCGGGTCATCGTCCGCCTGAAGACCACGCGTTGGCGGCACTGGTCGATCCGGCATCCGCCCGGAACGACGGCGGGACGGAGATGACGCTGCGTGATTACTTCGCCGGGCAGGTGCTCGTCGGGATCGACCGCTGGCCGCACGTCGGCCTCGGGGCTGCGATGATCAAGGGCGCGCGGTTCGCCTATGCCGTCGCCGACGCGATGCTGGTGGCGCGTCTGGCAGATGTCGCGGATTACGAGGCGGACAAACGCGTGGCCTCCGAGCGCGGATCGCCGGCATCGTCGTAGCGCGTCCAAGGATGTTCTGAAGCTCTTATGGCCGATGATCTGAACGCTCCCGCCGAATCCAACGCCACCCTGATCGAACAGTCGATCCATCCCGATCCCGACGTCGCCCGCTCCGCGCCCGGCCTGCGCGAAGAGGCCCCGACCACCGCCGCCGATCCCCCCGCCGCCGGCAGTCTCGACGAACACGAAACGACGTTCGAGGAGCGCGACGAAACCACCGGGCGCTTCAAGCCGCGCCACCGGGCGAAAAGTCAACGCGCCGGGGCCGGGGATGTCCCGCGCATCGCCGAACTGACGCGCCGCCTGCGGGAAACCGAAGCCGAGAACGCACGCCTCAAAGCCCCCGGCCAGACGCCGCCGCCGCAGAGCCAGCCGCCGGCGCGTCCGCCAGCGCCGCCGCAGCAGTTCAGTCCGGTACCCGCCGCGAAGGACGACCCCGAACCGACGCCCGATCAATTCGACGACTACAGCAAGTACGTGAAGGCGCAGGCGCGGTGGGAATCCCGTGATGCGATTCGTGAGACGACCGAACGGCATAGCGCGTGGCAGCGCCAGCAAGCGCAGCAGCAGGAACAGATCCGCCTGCAGCAGACGTGGGAGCAGCGCGTCGGCGTCGCGCGCGCGAAATATCCCGATTTCGTCCAGGTGGCGCTGCAAACCGAGACGCCGATTCCGCAAGGCTCGCTGATCGATGCGTGGATTTTAGAACACAAGAGCGGGCCGGATGTGCTATACCATCTCCATAAGTCTCCCGGCGAAGTCCAGCGGCTGCTCGCGCTGCCGATGCTGGATCAAGTCGAGGAGCTTACGTTGCTCGGGCAACGCCTCTCGAATTCACCACCTTCCGGCGCGGCTGTCACGACTGGAGCAGCCCCCGGACCTTCGCCTTCACCGGTGATACGGCCGCCCACTCCAGTGCGGACCGCCTCCACGTTGCGTACGACCGATGTGCCCGGCGACGACAGCTCGCTGTCGGACCACGAATCCTATTTCGTGCCCCGCCACAGCCGCCGCTGAGTCGCTTGCGCCGCTGATCGTGCGCCGCAAGGACGCGGAGCATGAATACCTTCATTACCCCGACGTGGGTCACGAAAGACGTCGCGGTCAACTGGAAGAACAACATCAAGTTGGTCGGCCAGTTCGATCGCTCCTGGGATAATTCCTGGGAGAACAAACCACAGGGCGCACAGATCGGCTACACCGTCCAGGCCCGCATTCAACAGCGGTGGGTCGTGAACGAAGGCCAGGCGCTCGTCACGCAGCCGATCCTCAACCAGACCGTGCCGATCACGCTCAACCACCAGTTCCAGGTGGGCATGGGCTGGTCCTCGGCCGACGACAACCTCGTCGTCGAAGAAGTGCAGGAACGCTATACCAATCCGGCGGGCGTGGCGCTCGGCAACAAGGCCGACGTGATTGCCGGGGCCGAAGTCTACAAGAGCGTCTATTACGCCATCGGGACGCCGGGCATTCCGATCAGTGACGACACGACCTACACCGACGGGATCGCGAAGTTGCGCAACGTCGGCGTGCCGCAGGACCTGGTCGTCGTCCTCGACCCGAAGTCGCAGTCGCGTCTGCTGGCCGCGAATTTCGCGCTCTTCAACCCGCAGGCGCAGATCAGCAAGTACTTCCGCTCGGGGCAGTTCTCGGGGCCGGCCCTCGGCGCGGACGAGTGGTACTGGGATCCCAACATGCCGGTCTTCACCACCGGCACGTTTACCACGGCGACCCCGGTCGTCGCGGGCGCGTCGCAGACCGGCTCGAGCCTGGCGCTCTCCGGCATGGGCACCTACGCGATGGTCGCGGGCGACATCTTCACGATTGACGGCGTGAACGCGGTCAACCCGGTCTCCTATAACGACACCGGCGACCTGCAGCAGTTCGTGCTGGTGGCGAATCTCGCCGGCACGACGACGGGCACCTTCACCATCTCGCCGCCGATCATCACCTCCGGCCCGCTGCAGACCGTGACCGCCTCGCCGGCGAATCTCGCGGCGGTGACCTGGCTCGGCGCAACCGGCACGGTGGCGGCGACGATGACCGCGACCCGCTCAAAGCAGTCGCTGATGTTCAACCCGGCGGCGTTCGCCTTCGTCATGGCGGATCTGAAAGCGAACCTGCCCGGCGCGGTCAGCAAGCGCATCAACGACAAGGCGGCGCAGCTCTCGATGCGGTTCGTGGAGCAGTACAACATCCAGACGGATCAGCTTCCGAGCAGAATCGATTGCATCGTCGGCGTAGCGCCCGTACTGCCGTACTTCGCGCTGCGGATTTTCTCGTAAAGGAGGACGACGAACATGGCACTTGTCAATACGACGACGTCTGCGGCCGGGACCGCGAACGACACGGTGATCAACCTCACCTCGACCGCGAGCTTTCCCGCGGTCGGGTTCGTGACCGGCGGCGTGGGCCAGCCGGTGCAGATCAACGGCGAGATCATGTATCACGTCATGACGCTCGCGTCGGGCACGATCAAGGTGCGCGGGCGCGGCTCGGAAGGGACCGAGGCGCGGGCCTTCGACCTCCTCGCGCCGGTCTCGACCTCGGCGGTCGGGTCGGACTTCCCGCTGCCGGGCGTGGGCACCTCCGGGCAGCGCAGCCCGCAGGTGGACAACCTGGTCATCATCGGGCAGAACACGGCGGTGATTCCGCTGCCCGACAAGAACACCGAGTACGTCATCACGAAGGCGACGGCACTCAGCGCGACGACCCTGCCGCTGCCGACGATTGCGCAAAACGGCCTCAAGCTGATCTTCACCAGCCAGACCGCCGCGGCGCACGTCATCACCTCGACCGCCGGGATCAACAACGGGTTGACGGGCAGTCCGTGGACGACGGCGACCTTCGCGGCCTTCATCGGCGCAGGGTTCAGTCTCGTCGCCAACAACGGCACCTGGAACGTGCTGGCGGCGCCGGTCACCGGCTCCACGGTCGTGCTGACGTAGGACCGACATGATCCTGCACAGTCCCGACTCGGAGTACGCGAAAGAAATGGTCAAGTGGGAGTCGCAGGCCTCGGTCCTCGGACCGGGGCTGCGCCCCTACGTCTACCACGAATATCCGAAGCGCCTCTACAAGGCGGGACGGACCCCGACCGGCGTGCCGGCGATCCTCGACGCGATCGAGGTCGAGAGTGCGGTGCAGGAAGCCAACCTGCGGTCGCGCGGGTTTCATCCGGGGCAGGATGTCGCGCTCGCGGCGCTCCATGCCGCGGACCAGGAAGCGGCGGTCCTCGCGGCGAACCGGGCGTTTACCGATCGCCGCATGAGTCCGCAGGCGCAGGCCGAAGCGGACGCGATCGACCGGATGACCTCGGATCACCTCGCGGTCATTCCCGAGCAACCCAAGAAGCCGCGCGGGCGGCCGAAGAAAGAGTCCTGACATGCCGATCAATCGCACCGGCACGATGGGCGGCGCCTATTCGCCGCAGCCGCAGACCAAGGCCACCGGGGATTCGCAGCAGGAAGCCGAACTCCTCATCCCCGGCGACGGCACGATCGGGAACGGCGCGAACCACTTCCCGATCTGTCAGCAGACCTTCACGCTGATGAAAGCGACCGCGGCGGCGATCGTCCTCGCGGCGCCCAGTGCGCTGCAGGCGGGCACCGTGATCAACATCACCTCGGGCACGGCCGTCGCGCACGTCGTCACGGCGACGGGGCTCGTGCAGGACGGCGTCACCGGCGGCGCGAAGACGACCTTGACCTTCGGCGCGTTTGTCGGCGCCTCCATCACGCTGGTCGCCAGTCAGCAGAAGTGGAACGTGCTGGGCAAAAACGTCGTGGTCATCACGTAAGGGCGCATGAGCGCGACCGGGCTGTCGATCGTCACGGCGGCGTTCGAGGCGCTCCAGGTCTATCAGCCGGGAGACGCGATTACGAATGCCGACGCGCAGAGTGCGCTCGGGATCGTCAACCGGATGCTCGGCCAGTGGGCGCTGCAGTCGCTGACGATCCCGGCCGTCGCGCGCGTCGTCACGCCGCTCGTGAGTGGCAAGGGCGGGCTCACCTCGCCCTACACCATCGGGATCGGCGGGAATATCAACACGGCGCGGCCGGCGAGTCAGGCGCATGTCGTCAACGCCGCGCTGCTCTTGAATACGCCGGTCCCGGCGGTCGAAGTGCAAGTCAGGATTCTGACGGACCAGCAGTATCAGGGCCTTCCGATCAAGGAGATGGCCTCGGGGCAGTTCGACCGCGTCTACTACAACCCGACGTTCGTGACTGGCGGGTTCGGGACGATCCACCTCTGGCCGGTGCCGGACAACAGCGTCAACTCGCTCGTGCTCTACCTGCAGCAGGCGCTGGCGGCGTTTGCCGATCTCACGACCGTCTATCAATTGCCGGAAGGGATGGAAGAGACGCTCGTGAGCAATCTCGCGCGCAAACTGGCGAAGCCCTTCGGCGCGGTGGCCGATGCCGAGCTCGTGGACGCGGCGGCGACGAGTCTCCGGGTGTTCAAGCGCAGCAATTTCAAGATGGCGGACCTGTCGAACTACTTCCGCACCGGGGGGCAGTACGACATTGATTCGGGACAGACCTGGTAAGGAGTGACCGATGGTCGATGCACAGGGACAGGCGGTCGTGGTGGGTGGGACCGTGACGCTGACGGGGACCGTGACGGCGGTGAAGGACGAGAGCGTCACCCTGACGGTGCCGCAGCCGGTGGTCGAGGAATACCCGAAGATGATCAGTCCGGGGGTGATTGCGACGTCGAAGGCGCACGAAGCGGAACTGCTGAAAGCGCCGGCGCCGGCGAAGGCCGCCGACGACGAGGACGACGCCGCGAAAGCTGAGAAAGCCGAGCACGCCAAGCCCGGCAAGAAGGGGCACAAATGAAACGCGCGGTCTTTCTCGTGGCGATCTGGCTCGCGCTCGCGCACACGGGAACGGCGCAGGTGATGCCGGTGAGTCCGCAGACCGTCACCGTCATCGACTCGGGCGTCCAGTGCTCGGTCGCCCGCGCCTGCGCGTCCTGGGACATCGGCAGTGCGCCGACGGTGACGATGCAGATCACCGGCACCTTCACCGGGACGCTGACCTTCGAAGCGCGCTCGTTCACCTCGGATGTCTGGTTCGCGGTGGGCGTCAACAACGCGGCGACGGCGGCGATTGTCACCACGACGACCGCCATCGGGCAGTTCTCGTTCGCCAATACCGGCTTCACCGGGTTCCGCGTGCGGGCGACGGCGGCGATGACCGGCGGCGCGAATATCTCGCTGACGCGCGGCACGGCGATGTCGGCGATGCGGGATCGCAGCAGTGTCGCGGGCGGGGCGATCTCGGGGACGACCGGCACCTTCTCCGGGGCGGTGACGATCGCGGGGCAATCGACCTTCGCCGATGGGACGGCGGCGGCGCCGTCGATTGCCTTCACGAGTCAGCCCAGCACCGGCTGGATGTTGGCCGCGGCCTCGTTTCCCGCCTTGTCGGTCGCGGGAGTGATTCGCCATTTGTGGGGATCGACGGAATATCGGCAGGGGGCCGCGAACCTGCTCGGGTGGTCGTCCAACGCGGACCCGTCCCTCGCCGGCGCCGACACAATCCTCGCCCGCGGGGCGGCCGGCGCGCTCAACCTCACCAACACGGCGGGCGCCATCGGGAACCGGCTCAAGGTGGACGCGCTCCCGGTCGCGTCGGTGTGCGGCGGCGGCTCGCCAGCGGTCGTCGCCGGGTCCACCCCCTTTGCTGGCGCCGTGACGGTCGGGACGGGCGGTCCCCTGACCTGCACGATTACGTTTGGCGGCACCGCGTTTCCCAGCGCGCCGCACTGCACCGGCAGTGTCGAAACGATCACGGCGGCCAATGCGCGGGCGATGGGCTACTCGGCCTCGACGACCGTGCTCACCATTGTGCCGTCCGCCGCGTGGGCGGATTCCTCGGTCGTCAACTGGATCTGTGTCAGCGCGAAATAGAGGCCGTATGAAGATCCGTCTGCTCGTGCTGCTGCTCCTGCTCGCGCCGAGTGTCGTCGCGCAGGAACTCGTCACCCTCACGGTCGCCGAAACCAAACCGGCCAACACGGCGTATCACGTCGCCAGTCTCGTGCTGGACGTGGACGCGGGCCTGCTGTCGGTCACGCTCAAGGGCATCACCGATGAACTTGTGACCTGCACCTATGCGTCGAACACGACGCCGACGGGCGCCTCGCTGATCCTCGGGTTGAACAAGGCGAATTTGTCGAGTGCGTACGCGGCGAACGCGACGACGGGCTCCCTCAAGCAGCGCATTTTCCATCGGCTGATCGTGATGAACGAATCCGCCGCCGTGTGCAGCAAGCCGCTCGCGGGCACGCTGGCGGGGTCGGTGCCCTAAATGGCGATCGGCGCCGCCCTCGCCCCGGATCCCCGCCTCCGCGTCTTCACGAACTTAGGCGTCGTGGCGCCCGGCGCGCTGCTCACCACGTACGCGGCAGGCACGGGCAACGCGCTCGCCACCTACAGCGACTCCGCCCTGACCACGCAGAACAGCAATCCGGTGGTGGCGAGTCCCTCCGGGCTCTTCGGGCCGATCTATCTGGCCTTCAACCGCTCCTATCGCTTCGTCCTGACCGAATCGACCGGGGTCGCGATCTGGGACCAGGACAACATCGTCGCGGGCGGGAGCGGCGGCGGCTCGACGGCGCTCGGCCCGGTCACCTCGACCCTGACCGGGACGCAGAATAATTTCGCCCTGTCGCCGGGCACGCAACTGCTGCGGCTGAATAATTCGGCGCTCCTGACGATCACCGGGCTGGCGGCGGGGTTCGACGGCCAACTCCTGACGCTGGAGTCGGTGGGCAGCGGCCAGGTGGACCTGATGTCGGAGAGCGCGTCCTCGCTCGCGGCGAACCGCCTGACCAATATCGCGGCGACGGGCGCGACGTCCCTCTATCCGGGCCTCGGCTCGGCCTCGTATGTCTATGACCTGACGCTGGCGCGCTGGCGGCTCCTCGCGCACGAGCAGGGGCAATCGCTGTCGTTGCCGTATGCGTCGATTGTGTTTACCGGCGGCGGCGCGCAAACGTGGACGGTGCAGGCGGGGGATTACGGCGGCGTCTGGACGTATCTGCAAGGGCGCTTCCTGACGGTGGCGTGGAATTTCCTGACCACCTCGGTGGCGGGCGTGCCGAATCCCTCGCTGCAGTTTCAACTCCCGGCGACGACGCCACTCGCCTCGACGAATGCGCTCGGCCCGTATTTCGGGCTGGTGAAAGACAATGGCGCGGCGGAGGCGGTCGGGCTGGTGAATTTCAACGGCACGATCACGCTGACGCTGTTCAAGGACCTGATCGGCACCACGAACTGGAGCGCCGCCGCGAACACGACACAGGCCCGCGGCCAGATCACCTATGAGGTGCAATAGGTGCTGTTTCCGGCACTCGTGGGACCGTCATACACACTGCGCTCGCGGAACATCGACGCCGAAGCCGCGATCAATCTCTTTGTCGAAACCGTCGCCTCGGCCGGCAACGCGAAAAAATCGACCCTGATCGGCACGCCGGGCCTCAAGTACTTCCTGACCATCCCCCACCTGCGCTGCCGCGGGTTCTTCTCGGAAGACGGGCGCACGTTTGTCGTCGTCGGGACGCAGCTCTGGGAGATCAACGTCGACGGCGCGACGGCGGTGATTCGCGGTTCGGTCCCCGATGACGGGCTGCCGGTGTTCTTTGCGAGCAACGGCCGCGGCGGGGAACAGCTCGCGATCTCGGGCGGCGGCTATCTCCTGATCTTCAACTTCGTCACGAACGCGCTGGTCGGCGTCGCGATTCCGCTGACGCACGCGCCGCTGACGGTGCGGTTCCTCGACGGCTACTTTCTGCTCCTCGAGAAAGACTCGATCCGCGTCTGGTACTCCAACCTCGAAAACGGGCTGGTGTGGGACGCGCTCGACTTTTTCGCGCGCTCGCAGGTCAGCGACAACCTCGTCGGGATGGACATCCTGCGCGGGCGAATCTGGCTCTTCGGGTCGAAAAAAACCGAAGTCTTCTACGACTCGGGCGATGCCGACAATCCGTTTGTCCCCTATCCCGGCTCGACGATGGAAGAAGGGCTCGTGTCGCCCTACGCCGAAGCGATCCTCGGCGAAGCGGTGATCTGGGTGAGTCAGGACGCCGAAGGGCACGGCCGCGTCGTCAGAGCCTCCGACTACGCGCCGGAGCGCATCTCGACGCCGGCCATCGACGTCGCGCTGGCGACCTATCCGACCGTCAGTGATTGTGAAGTCCTGGTCTACGAGCAGGAAGGACATCCCTTCGCGGCGTTCACCTTTCCGCAGGGCGGGATTCTCGGGGGCGAAGACGGCGTCACCTGGTGCTACGACGAACGCGAGCAGGCGTGGCATCAGCGGGCGAGCTGGGACGAGGCGCGCGGCGTCTTCACGCGGTGGCGGGCGAGAGGCGGCGTCGCGGCGGGGCAGCAGCCGATTCTGGTCGGCGATTTCGCGACCGGCGACCTCTACACGCTCGACCTGAATACCTTTCAGGACAACGGGGTCACGATTCGCCGCCTGCGGCGGACGCCGTATGTCTCGGACGAGAACCAGTGGCTCTTCCTCGACCGGGTGGAGCTCGGGATTGAATCGGGCGTGGGCCTCGCGGCGCCGGTCGGCCTCCTCACCGGGCCGGGCGTCGATCCGCAGTTGTGGCTGCGCGTCAGTCGCGACGGCGGGCACACCTGGGGCGCGAGCATGACGGCGGCGATGGGGCGCATGGGGCTGTATCTGACGCGCGCGATCTGGCGGCGGCTGGGACGTGTGCGCGCCGACCGGCTGGTGATCGAGATTACGCAGACCGATCCCGTGCGGGCCATCTGGGGGCCGGGCGCGTGGCTGAAGGCGACGCCGGGGAGTGGCGAGCTGTGAGTCCGCTGCTCCTGGGCGATCCGCCGCTGCGCACGCCGCCGACCAATCGCGACGGCAACTGGCCGGAGGTATGGCGCGCGTTTTTTCTCGCCATCAAGAAGGTCTTTGAGGTGCTCGTCGATTTACCGTTCCTCGTCACCGGCGCGGCGCCGGATTTTCCGAATGCGCAGAACCTCGGGCTGGCGTGGACGGTCGTCCCGTTCAACGCGGCGGATTTCAGCAGTGATGTTGGGACGTGGGTCGTGCAGGCGGGCGATCTCGTGAGCTTCGGCTACCGGCTGATCGGCACGACGATGATCATTCGCCTGGAGACGATGACGACGACGGTGACCGGCACGCCGTTGATTCTGCAGGTCAAGATTCCGGGCGGGAAACTCGCGGCCGTGCAGCAGACCAACAGCGCGATCTACAGCGACAACGGGACGTTCGGGACGGGGCTGGTGCAGTCGACGGTCGGCGGCGCGCTGCTGCGGTGTTTCATCCAGACGCTCGGGGCGTGGCAGAACGCGGCGAACACCACGTTTGTGCGGTTCACGGCGACGATTGAGGTGCAACCGTAATGGCGGCTCCACTCCAACGCGGTACGACGGAAGCGACGATCGATCAGGTCAACATCGCGATGCGCGCGATGCCCTGGTATCAGAACCAGATGAAAGCGTGGGGCAAAGATCCCGGCCATCCGACGCTGACGAAGTCGCAGAGCGACACGATCCTGAAACTCGCGCAGGCGAACGGCATTGAAGTCGATCAGGGCGACGTCGAACTCGACGACCACGGCAACTTCAATCCGGTCGGTCATAAAGTGCGCAACACGCTCATCGTCGCGGGCATTGCGGCGGCGACGATTGCGACGATGGGCGCGGCCGGGGCATTCTCCGGCGCGGCAGCCGGGACGATGGCGGGTGGCTACGGCGGCGCGGGCGCGGCGGGACTGGGCGGCGCGGGCGCGGCCGGACTGGGTGCTGGAAGCGGCATCACGGCGGCGGGCATCGGCACTGGTGGCCTGGTGGGCGGCGCGGCAGCGGGGACCGGCGCGGCGCTCGGCACCGCAGGGGCGCTCGGCACGGCTGGGACACTGGCAGGCGCCGGTGGGGCCGCAGCCTCGGGCGGTGGCGCGGCGGCGGCTGGCGGTGCCTTCGATGCCGCCGGGAATTTCATCGGCCCATCGACCTACAACACGATCGCCGGCGCCGGCGGCAGCAGTCTCCTCTCGGGTGCGGGCGGGGCGGCACTGAAATACGGCCTTCCGATCGCGGGGAACATCATCTCGAGCAAGATCGGCGCGAACGCCGCCAAGGACGCCTCCGACGCGCAGCAGAAGTATCTACAGGAGGCGCTCGACTACGAGAAAGAGAAAGACGCCTACGCGCGCCAGACCGACAAGGACAAAGTCGCCTTGGAAGCCTCCCGCTACGGCGACTACAGCGGCCGGATCGCGCCGTATCTCGCCACGGGCGCGAGTGCGAACGACCGGATGGCCTCGCTCCTCGGCTTGCCGTCCGGGGGCGGCGGCGGGAGTGTGCCCCGTCCGATGGCCGCGCCGAGTGCGCCCGCCTCGCTGCCGTGGGCGACGCCGCCCGCGCCCAGTGCCCCGCCCGGTATCGTTGGCGGCGGCGGGAATCCGCCGGGCTTCGTGACCCCGCCCGCCGCCGGCCCGATCACCCCGCAGGCTCAACCGGAGCGCGTGCAGGCAGAGGAGGCCACCGTCCAGATGCAAGCCCCGAACGGGCAGGTGAAAGCCGTGCCGCAGTCGCAGGTCGCACATTTCCAAAAACTCGGCGCGCAGTTGGTTGAAGGAGCTGCGTAGATGCCTGCCTACTCCGGTCCTGGCTCGCCCTACAACCGCTACGGCGCCGGCCTGGCGAATATGGCGCCTTCGTATAACCCGACCGCCTACGGGGCGCCGGAGGGGACGCCGCCGCTCAGTGCGCCGCTGCCGCCGCCGGACGGGACGCCCTACTGGAACGGCGTGACGATGGTGTCGCAGGGGGTGAATTCCGCGCCGATGGGCGGAGGTGTGTATTCCCCGCCGCCGCCGCCCGACGTGCCGCTCAGTGACATGCCGCCGCCGGTGCTCGGGCCGACCGAGACGTTCGGACCGGTCGGCTCACCGGATCAGCCCCAGATGACGATTGGGCCGACGGACTACCCGATGGGGGGCGTTGGGCCGGACAAGCCGATTCCGACGTTTGCCCCGAGCGGACCGGTCGGCTCGCCGGACGCGCCGCAGATGACGTATCCGCCGCAGACGTTCCCGTACGCGGGCGACAGTCATGGCCTGGTCATCCCCGGCGGGAATCCGGTCCCTGGTGGTCCGCATCCGGGCGTGCCGCCGCCGCTGCCGCCGATCGCCCCGGCGACTGGCGCGCCGCTCGGCGGGTTCGCGCCGCAGGATGATCCGCAGTTTCCGCCCTTGAGTGGATCAACGGCATTAGCCGCACGGGGCGGGGGGCAGAACCGGTACGGCCAGTTTCTCGGCGACCGGCAGGCGTCGATGCGGAATTATCTCAACCCGACGTTCGGGCAGGGACGGTAAGTCATGGCCACCGACGAAAACGGCGACTGGTTCGACAGTAATCCGCCGCCGAGCGATCCGTTCACGGACCAGATCAACGCGCTCTACCAGCAGTATGCGGGACGGCCCGCGTCGGCGGGCGAGATCGCCGCGCATCGCGGGAATCCGGGCGGGGTCGCCGCCGTCGAAGCGATGCTGAAACCCGCCGCCGCCGCGCCGCCGCCCACGGCCGCGCCGACCTATGGCGACGTGCAGGGGTTCGTCACCGACAAGCTGAAAGATCCGAATTACTCCTCCGCGAAATACACCCCGGCCGCGAAAGCGTTTTCGGCGGCGGTCGGCGCGGGGACGCCGGTCGTGCGCGGGCAGCTCGATCAGACCGTCGCGGCGATGAAAGCGCAGTTCCCGAATGCCAAAGCGGTCGGCGACGACAAGATCGATTTCGGCGATGGCAACGGCCCGATCGACGTCGTGCAGCAGAACGGCTCGGTGTGGTTCCAGAACGGGCAGGATCGCTTCGGCGGGTCCATGAACAACGCGGCCGGCGGGGGAGCAGGCGGCGGCGCGGCGGGCTTCACCGGCGCGATGAACAACGCGCTCGGCGGCGGCAGCTTCGGCGGCTACGGCTCCTACTCGAGCGCGCCGTGGACCGGCGGCGACTACACGCCGCCTCCGCTGCCCTCGTGGCTGCAGGGGCAGTATGTCGCGCCGACGTGGCAGGGCGGCGATTTCCACGAACCGACGATGGCGGAGGTCGAAGCCACGCCCGGCTATCAGACGCGCATGGACGCGGGACAGCGCGTGCTCGAAAGTTCCGCGGCGGCGAAAGGCACCATCCTCAACGGCGGGACCCAGAAGGCGCTGGCGCGCTACGGCCAGGACTACGGCACCGGCGAATACCAGACGGCGCGGGGGAATGCCTATCAGGACTACATGACGAAGTACGGGCAGTTCACCGACAGCGCGTCGCGTGATCTGGGCCAGCGCAACCAGAACCTCGGCGAGTACAACAACGCCGTCGGGATCGGGCAGAACACCTACGCGAACCGCTACGCGGCGTATCTGGGGGAAAACAACCGGACGCTCTCCGACTACATGACGAATTACAACGTGCAGCACACGGCGGAAACGGACTACTGGAAACGGTTGAACGATCTCTACTCGACCGGAGCGCAGACGGCGGCGGGCAGTTACAAGCCGGGATAACGACGTGCGAGACGAACGACGATCTGCTGTCGCGCTCCGACCAGCCACGCCCCGCGGCGAGGGAGACCACGCGTTTGTCCGATCGGTGGCGCGGACATCTTCAAGACGTGTCGCCGCGATTCCAGCGGTCGCGTCGCAGGCGCGCGGTCTCGGTTTCTGTCCACGCAGGAAGATCGAGCGGTTCGTCGCTCGTCACGAATGCCACGACCCAGAAATGATCGCCCTGTTCGTATTCGGCCATCAAGATCTGCCGACCGGTGCCGTGATCCGAGAGACTCCAGCGATAGAACGGTCGCACCGAGACCACGCCGTCGCGCGCCACGAGATCGTCTTCGGCCCACCGCGCGATCCATGGGACCGCGAGCAGCGCGGCGAGGCTGTCGACATCCGCCTCGCGTCGGTCGACGCCATCGACGAATGCGGGGACGTGCTGACAGGCGTGAATTTTCATGGGGTCGTTCCGGCGCGCACGCTGAGAGCATCCACTCTAGTCGGCGCGTGGTCTTTCTGTCCACAGGGTCGTGGTATCCAGAGCGCGTATGAGCGTCGTCCTTCGTTCCTGATCGGAAGTCCTGTATGAGTGTCGCCTCCATTCTTCAGCAGATGGCCGAGAATTCCGGCCGCGCCAAACTCCAGCGCGGGCAGCTGCTCGGCGACACGATCGCCGGGTTGTCGCAGATGCCGGGGCAGATCCTGGCGGACCGCGATCGCTCCGCCGCGATGGCCTATCAGCAGCAGCGGCTGCAGGCGCAGGACCAGCGCGTCGCGAATCAGGATGCCCGCCAGGCGCGCGGCGACGCGATGGAGGAACAAGCGGCGCAGGCGGCGACGCAGCGGACGGCCGCCCTCCAGAAAGCCATTGCGACCGGCTTCGGGGATAGCACGAATCCGAAAGACTTCGACGTGCAGAAGGCGGCGGCGTCGGTGATTGCCGATGGCTATCCGGACGCAGTGACCACGCTCTCCGATATTCACCGGAAGTTTGTGCCCGAGGCGAAGCCGGCCGAACCCTTCACGCTCGGGAAGGGTGAGCAACGCTTCGCCGGGACGGGCGGCGCGCCGATCGCCAGCGGGCCGGTGGATGTCCCGAAGGTCGTGGAGCCGAAGAAGTATCCCGTGACGGTCGCCGGCCCGAACGGTCAGCCGATGACGAAACTCGTCACCGAAGCGGAGATGCAGGCGGGCGTCGCGACCTACCGGGAACCGAAGGCGGCGAAAGAGGAGCGCCTGGTGCAGATCGCCGGCCCGAACGGCACGCCCATCTGGGTGCGCGAACCGGACGCCGTGGGCAAACCCGCCGCGCAGGCGCCGCGCGCCGTGACGGGCGCCGAACGCCAGTCGATGGCCTTCTACAACCGCGCGCAGACCGCGCTCGACGCGCTCACCGAGGGCGGCGATCAGTCGCTCGAGGAGAAGATGGCGAAGCAGGGGCTGGCCGGGCAGGCGCAGCTGCAATATGGATCGAACCTCGTCCAGACCGGCGAGCAGCAGCAGTACCGGCAGGCGCAGCGGGCGTTTACCGAGGCACGTCTGCGCAAGGAATCCGGCGCCGCGATCAACGACAAGGAATACGACAAGGACGCGCGCACCTACTTCGCGCAGCCGGGCGACAGCGCGGCCGTCAAGGTGCAGAAATCGACGGCGCGGGCGGCCGTCCTCGCGGGCCTGAAGTTCTCGGCCGGGAAAGCCTACGAGGAATTCACCGGCGAGCCGAACCTCTCCCCGGCCCGGCAAGCGATGGACACGAAGCTCGCGCCCCCGCCCGGCCCGGCCGCCGTGCCGCAGGTGCCGGTCGTGCCCGCCGCGCGGACGCCGCCGAGTGCGAATCCCTTCCGGAAGAAAGCGTGATGCCCGAGACGCCCGATCCCGTCGCCGCGCTCCTGACGAAAACCCCGACGACGCCGGGGCAGCGGGCGGACGCGTGGGACGCGTATCATGCCGCGACGAGCGCGGATGATCTGACGACCAAACTGCAGGCGCTGAAGATCCCCGACAGCGTCAAGGCCGATCTCTGGGATCTGAAAGCCACGCAGGCGCCCCGTGCGCCGGACTTCCGCACGGTCGTCAGCGGCAGCAGCACCACGCCGGCCGAGGTGCCGCGCGATGCCCGCGCCGTCCTTGGCGATCAGGTAATCGAAGCCGGCAAGGGCGCGCTCAAGGGCGTCGGCTCGACCGTCTACGGCCTCGGGAAAATCGTCCACGACTACACGCCGATCGGCCGGATCAGCGACGCGATTCAGCCGGGGGCGTTCGATGCGCCGCCGCCCGAGCTCGAGGCGACGAACACCGCGCAGCGGATCGGCAAGGGCGCCGAACAGATCGGCGAATTCTTTCTCCCGACGGCGGAGGCGGGCGCGCTCGCGAAATTCGCCAACGCGCCGCGCTTCATCAAGGGCGCCGTTGAAGCGGCGCAGGCCGGCGGGCTGACCCTCGCGCAGACGGGGTCGCCGGCGACGGCGGGCGTGTCGGCCGGGATCACGGCGGCGCTGCCCGGCGTCGGGGCCGCGATGCGTGGCGTCTCTGGCGCCCTGAAAAGCAGCGCCGAGAAGAGCGTCGCCCAGGCGCTCGGCGCGACCAAGGAATGGGCGAAGGATGCGGCCGGACGCCTCGCGCCGCAGATGCTCGAGCGCGGCATCGGCGGCTCGCGCGCCACGATGCTCGAGCGCGCCGCCGCCAAGGTGAAAGAACTCGGCGGGCAGATCGGTGCCGAAGTGGAGAAAGCGGCGCAGGCAGGCAAGACGGTGGACGGCGAGACGTTCGTGACCTCCATCGCGAATTCCGCGCGCACGATGGTCATGCTCGACGACACCGGCAAAGTCCTGATGATTCCGGGACAGGAAGCGGCGGTCACCAAGCTGAACGACCTCGCCAACTTCGTCGCGACGGTGGGGCCGGACATTCCGATCGAGAAAGCGCAGGCGCTCAAGGTCGCCTGGGATCACATCGTCAGCAAGGCGGGCCTCTACGGCCAGAAGGCGATGAATACCGCGACCGACAACGCGCGGGCGTGGGCGTTTCGGGAAGGCGCGACCGCGATGCGCAAACTCATCGCCGAGGAAGTACCAACCATCGCCGCGCTGAACCAGGAATACGCCTTCCACAAAGGGCTGGCCGATGTCCTGACGGCGACCGAGAAACGCACGCAGGCGCAGAGCGGCGGGCTGGTGGCGGGGATCACCGGCGCGACCGGCGCGGCGGCGGGGTTTGCGAGCGGCGACAGCGTCGGGGATCGCTTCCAGAAGGCGCTGGTCGGCGGCGTGCTCGGGAAGCAGATCGTCAAGGTCGTGCAGGCGCCGGCGTTTCGCACGCAAGTGGCCGGCCCGCTCAAGGACGCGCTCGCGAATGCGCTGGCGAAAGGCGATCAGGGGGCGGTGTTGCAGGCGCTCGGGAAAATCACGGCCGCGCTGCCGGGCCGTCTGGTCCCGGCGGCGGCGGTGCCGTAGCGGGACGCCATGAGGCCCACAGCAGGAACCCGACGATCGCGGCTTGGAGAATCCCGAGGACGGGCGCCCGCTCGTACCACAGCATGATCCAGGCAAACGCGCCGAGGCTGGCGAGCGTCCACTTCAGCCCGACATACCCCCAGTGGACTGGCGGGGACCAGCGGGTCGATCGCGCGTCGAGCTTCGCCAGCCACGCCATCGAACTGCTACTGGCAGGCGACGTAGATCACATGGTTGGCGACATCGCGCGCGACGCAGAGCGCGGACGTCTTCGCGACCGGCGCGGCGGGCTGGATTGCGGCGAGGAAGTTGGCGTAGTCGAGCGCCTCGGTCTGCCCCTTCATCTGGGCGAGCATCGCCTGCTGGTAGGCGACCTGCGTGTCGAGCTCCAAGCCGGGGACACCCACGGGACGCGCGAACATCAAGACCTGATGCTTCCCGGTCGAGGCGCACAGCAGCTCAAAGGCCATCGCGCTCGCCGTCGCCCCGCTCGTCCACGTCACCTCGGCCCCCTGCATCCGCTGACAGCCGGTGACCTGATAGGTCACGGTGACCGGGGTGACGCCCATGACGGTCCGCGCGTCGTTCAAGCGCAGGGTCGCGCCTTCGGGGACCGAATGGATCACCACGGTGATCTTCGTCGGGCCGGCGTCGGCAACGTTGCAGACGGACAGGGCGAGGGCGAGGGCGGCCAGGACTTTCATACGGGCACGATAGCCCTCGGCGGGGCATTGTGCAAGGCGTGCGCGAAACTGCACGGGAGATAGCCATGAGCTTGATCGGACTACTGCTGACGTTGATCATCGTGCTGCTGATTTTCTGGGCGGTGCGGGCGTTGATGGGCGCGTTCGCGATCGGCGAGCCGATCTCGACCGTGGTCTACGTGCTGCTGGTCGTGCTGGTCGTGATTTGGCTGGTGCAGGCGCTGGGCGGCGGCGGGAGTCTGGGCTCCCTGCGGATCTCCTGATGGGCGACGACCCGATCCGGCCCCCGCCGACGGTGACGTATTACGCCATCAGTCTGCTGAACAGCCGCACCTTCCGCGTCAATGCCTTCCTGCTGTTCGCGACCGTGGTGCCGCTGCTCGCCGACCCGCAGCTCCTGACCTACATCCCGCCGCAGTATCTCGTGCTCTACGCCGCCGCCGTGAAGGTGCTGAATATCTACCTGCGCACGATCACGCAGCGGCCGGTCGCGCTGATTCCACCGGGCGACACCGTGGCCGTGCAGGTCTTGAAGGTAAATCCCCCGACGCCGGTGACGGACTGATGGCCAGCGAGCGCCGTCAACTCGAACGCGAGCGGCCCCCGGCGCGGCGCCTGCGTCGGCCCATGACCGGCGTCGGCCTCGGCGTCGATGCCGAAGGCCGCCCCGTGATCGACCCGACCGAAAACGTCCGCGAACTCTTCGAGGCCGGCGCGACCCGGCAGGACGATCTGCGCCTCGCCGAACGCCGCCTGCAGGAAGAAAAGATCCTCCGGGTCGAGTCCGAGATGCGGATGCTCCGGCACGAAGTCAAGCTCCGCGCGAGCCATCAGAAGGATCTGGACGCGCTCGAGGCGAAGCGGCTCGATGCGGTGCGCAGCCAGGATCAGCTCGCCGCGAAGACGGAAGCCGACCGGCAGGGCAACGCGGTGACGGCGCTCGCGGCGTCGGCGGCGACGACGGCGGAAACCCTGCGCTCGGCCGTGAACACGTCGGCGCAGAACCTGGCGACGCAACTCACCAACACGGTGAATGCGATCACGGAACGGATCGCGGCGCTCGAGAAGTCGAGCTATACCGGCGCCGGGAAACAAGCCGTCGCCGACCCCATGATGGAACAACTCGTCCACGAGATGCGGACCCTGACGGCGCAACGCCAGGCCGACGCCGGCGCGCAGACGGGCCGCCACGGCTCGCAGGAGAATCTGAAAGCGGTCCTGCAGGTCGGCATCGCCGCGATCCTGATGCTGATCGCGATCGCGACCTTCATCATCGCCCGAGTCGATACCAAGGAGCCGGCGCCGCAGGTCATCTACACCCCCGCCCCGGCCGGGACGCAGCTCCCGACCTTGCCGCCGGCCGCGGTGCCGCGATGAGCTGTCCCCACTGCGGCGCGGACGCGCGGATGCTGGAACGGCTCGGCGACGGGGTCATCCTCTGTAACGCGTGCGCGAAGATCTTCGCACCGCCGCCGCCCGAACCGCCGCCGCCGAAGCGGGCCGCATGAGTGTGCCGTGGGGGATCTGCCGCTCGCTCTGGCAGGGCCACTCCGGGTGGCTGGTCCGCGGGCGGCGCGGCGAACGGACCTTGCTGTGGTTCGTCGATTACGCGGAAGCCAAAGAGATGCAGGGCTATTTGCGATCAGGGTTGAGTGTCGATGAGAGCTTCAAGAAACAACACGCGCGGATCGATCAGGAGCAGGCATGAAGTGGATGATCGTCGCGCTCGCGCTCGTCGTCTCCGGCTGTGCGCTGCCGTCGTCGCAGGCCAAGATGCGCCAACAGGTCGCGTCGGAGTTTCAGCCGCGGCAGGCGTATGACGCGCTCGTCGCCTTTCATGCGGCGGTGCTGCAGACCGAGGGCATCGAACGGGAGCACCTGGCCATCCTCGTCGCGTGGATCGCGCGCGGGGTGGAGACGCTGCGCCTCCAGCCGGATCAGTGGGAGGCGACGGCGCGGGAGCGGTGGCCGGTCGTCAGAAGTCTGATCGGGCCGTATGACGGCCTCCAGCCCTTCGCGGCGCAGTTCGACACACTCCTGCAATGAGGACGCACCCATGAGTACCCCCGACGGCACGTTCGGCGCGGCCATCGACACCGGCGACGGCACGTTCGTCCTCGGCCCGTCGGGGGAAACCGCCCGCGCCCGGCACATCGATCACGGCTACGGCCGGCGCTACTGCTGGACCGGCGGCCGGCTCTACGTCCAGGGGTTGCCCGGGAACGATGCGTGGTACCTCTTGGAACCCGGCGATCACTGGCGCGGGCCGGTGGTGCTGCCGATTCCCGCGCCGCCGGAGGTGCCCCCTTTTGAGCCGCTCCCGCGGCTGGTCGTCCGCGGGCATGTCTTCGCGCTCGAGTCGGGGGAGCGGTTCACCGCGATTGAATGTACCGACTTCCAGTTGTATCAGCGGTTCCTGGGCGGGGAGGACATCCGGCCCGTGCTCGACCAGCGGGCCGCGCTCGGCTTCACCACGGTCCGCGCCCTCGGGATGTGTGCGGGGATGTTTCATCTCGTGCCACATGAGCGGCCGGACTTCTCCGATCTCCTCGCGCCGTTTTGTGACGCCTGCGCGAGTTTCGGGCTCTACGTGGAATTCACCGTCTTTGCCGATGCGACGGTAGTGATGCCGGACCGGGCGCAGCAGGCCGCGCACTGGCTGGCAGTCGGCGCCGCCGCGCAGCCGATCACGAACCTTCTGCTGGAGCTCGGCAACGAGCTGGATCAGTCGATCAATCGGCTCGCGGCGGTCAATGACGTGCAGCCGATCCCCGGCGTGCTCTGCGCGCATGGCAGCAACGGCTCGCAAGCGGTGCCGGTGCGTCCGTGGTGGCACTACGAAACGGCGCATTTCAACGATGCCCCGGAGTGGCAGCGGAAAACCTCCCATAATGCGATGGAATATTCGGACGGCGCCGCGCCGCTCGTCGGGTCGCACGTCCCCATCCTCAGCAACGAGAACACGCGGCCGGACCGCGACGGCCACCTCAATCACTTTCAGGATGCGGCGGCGGGCGCGGCCCTGCTCTGTGCCGGGTCGTGCTTCCACTGCGAGGGTGGGAAATTCAGCCGGCTCTTCGATGCGAGCGAACACCAGTTCGCGGCGGCGTGGGTCGCCGGCGCGCGGTCGGTGCCGCTGGAATTTCAGGACGGCGCGTACATCAGGCGCGACGATCTCTTGACGCCGGAGTTGCTGCGCGTCTATGAGCGCCGGTTGTCGGACGGGCGCGGATTCAT